TTTTGATCCCTGAGTAAAATTAAAAGAGGAGGCGGCAATAAATGTAGCGGCAGAAGAACCTCCTATATTAACTCCTCCTGTTCCAGCAAACCATGTTAATTCTGCTCCTGAAGAAATTACAAATGAAGCAGAAGGAGTCCCATATCGTGAAGTTCTATTTATTGGTTGTTGATATCTTGTTCCTCTTTTAACGTAAGCATAGGTACCAGCAAAATTTAATGCATCTTTTGCACTTCTATACTGTCCCTGGGCTGCAGATAACTGAGTGGAAACTTGAGTAACATTTCGAGTTACTGAAGTTGCAAGAGTTGCCGTATTTGCATCTGTAATTGAAGATATTTTATGTACAGTATCTATTTCAAAGGTTCTAGTAGAAGATGCTGATAAGGAAGTAGAGAACGCAGGACTTACAAATATAAAGTCTCCGTAAGTAGAATGTGTTCCTACGTTTGTAATAACTCCAACATATTCTTCACCATTTATACCTGCCCCCGGAATACGAATTCGAGTTGATACATCTAAATCAATATTATTTTGATTTTCTGTGCCCGGTTCTACAGTAAAAGAAGAGTCAATTATGCCATTAGGAACGTATACAGTTCTACTACCTGCATAAACTTTAAACTGATTGCTAAAAGCAGGTATTGTATTTAAATTACCAGAAGGACCTGCTCCTTTAGCTAATAAATATCTATCCCCTAAAGCTAGATCTACATTTGCAAATAAATTATTAGCAGCAGTTACAGCTGTTCCATTAACAGTAGATACAGCTGCACGAAGTCTGCGATCATTATATTTATCTTTGTCAATAACAGATATACCATTTAGATAAACACCAGACAATCCGCCCACTAAGCCTTTTATTTCTCCGGCAGATATTAAATCTGTTATAACTCCATATTGTTTTTCTGTGGCAGGTATAACAGGCCGAGTTGCTTGCATTATCTCATGATCTGCACTTTCAGACTCCATATGATAAGCCATTATGATACCTCCTTCTCTATCCAGTCTTGATCATAAGTATTATCATTATCGTTTTCGTTTTGGTCATCAGTACTGTTTTGAGTATCTCCTGCAGTATAATCCACAGTTGGCGTAGAGTTACTTGTGTTTCTACTAAAAGAAGGATCGGATAAATGAATAGGAGTACTTGAAAAAGAAACACCTATAGGCGCCCCACCTACAATAAGTTCTCCATAAGCAAGGGGTACCGGCATACCTTGTGACATAGTATTTACAGGACCCTGAAATAAATAGTTTCTATTTTGTTCTGTACCATCTACTTCTGGACCCGGCATCATCATTTCACTAATTCCTGCTGTAATAAGGCTAACACCCACTAAAGCCATTGCTTGTAGTCCAAAACTTCCTGCAATATTTGCACCAACAGCAGCCCAGCTAAAAGAAGCACCTCCTGTAGGTAGTGCTAAAATTACCGCCGTAATTACAAGAATAGCTCCTACAATTACTTTTCCTGCTTTACCTGCACCTGCAGGAAGCTCTGTAATTATAATATCCTCTTCGCCTATAGAAAGAAAAAGATCGTCTGCATCTATAAACTCTTTTCCTCTCATAATTTGATAATCAATTCCTGCTTCTGCAGAATCTATTAAATGCTTTCTAAATCCTGGAGTTTGACACTCAATAAGACGTAAAATTTCGGCCACAGTATTACAGGAAGTCTGCCACTTCTCTCCAAATTTAGCAATCTCTCCATTTAAATAAACTGTTTGCATCTATAATATCCTACTACGTTTTTACGCCATATTGGAGAGTATAAAGATTCCCTACAAGAAAGTCTGTCTTCTGCGTGATGCATAAAAATACCCTCTCCTAAATATACTCCACAATGATTTGGTACTCCTCCCATCACTTGAAACATAATTCCATCATGACGTTGAGGCTCTTCTACTTTTACAAATCCAAAAGATTCATATAAATCACCAAAATAATCTAAACCACTTTCCCACCAATCATATTCAAATTCTAACATTGGTAGTTCTATATCTAACTCTTGCCTATAATAGTCTCTTACTAAAGACCAACAATCATTTTTTCCAAATTCATAAGTTCTCCCAAGCAAAGGATTATTTAACTTTTTAGGAGTATATACATATTTTTCTGCTTCTGGTAGAGAATAAATTATATATGGTATTCCTAAATGGTCACTTGCTTTTTTATCTGCTTCGCTAGGAGTACAAGGTATATCTGGATGACTATGAACAATTGCATATATGTCTCCACTCAGGCTTGCTTGTACATAATCTTTTGGGTCAATTTGAAATGTTTCCTCTTTATTGTCTGCAATATTATTGCAAAGTTTCCAAATTATTTTTCCTCTTTTATTTATTAGTAATCCACATCCTTCTTCAGGGTATACTTCGAATAAATCATTTATTATTTGTTTATCTTCTTTGCTTAGCACTTGGAAAGCCTCCAAAAGGTAAAGGGGTATCTGCCACTGTAGTTATTGCAATTCCTCCGCTAATGGAGGCATGTTGTTGTGCATGAAATCTAAGTCTACATGAAGCTATTTTCTTTCCACAAATATCTCCTTCTGTCCAATTATTACCCACTACAAAAGCCCCGTGGGCTCCAGCACTCTGACTTTTCTTTGTAACTTGCCATAGTCTTCCAACCCTAAGAACGTATGCATTAAACTTTGGATCAGTAAAAGCAAAATAAGTAGTGCTGGAACTATATGCATTAAAAACTCTCACTCTTCTCCAGTTTACATTTGTATCAGAAGGAGTCTGACTCGTATTTTTTACACACTGCCAATAATTTAATCCTCCGCTTCCTAAAGCAACTATTGATCCGTTGGAAGATATATAACTTAAACCTGCATTTTGAGTCTTATAATAATTACCAGCTGTTGCTGAACTTGAAAAAGTAGTAAAAGTAATTGTATCAGATACAATATATTCATCAAAACGATTCATAAAAACAGAAGTTGTATCTACTGAGCTACCAGTATTATGAACTGGTGAACTTTTTTCGTCCCAATTACACCCTCCAACTCTATTTTGAATAGGAGTGACTTTTCTTGCTCCTTTATATTTAAAAGGACAACTTCCTCCTATTACCTGTCGCTTTGGTAAACTAATACCTGCAAGATCAAAAGGTGCTGCTAACTCAAAAGTAACTTGAAGAATATTTCGTTCTTTTACTCTATCAAGGATATAAACTACTTTGGGAAATTCTGTAGGAGGATTTGTATCTCCCACATTACCTACTAAATATTTTTCTAAAGTTGTTCTTTTTGTAAGTCTTTCTCCTGTAAGTTCTTCGGGCTCTATTCCTCCAATTGCATTTGTTAAAATATTTCCTACATTTCCAATACTCAGTTCTGGACGAGAATGCGCTCCATCTGTATTTATATCAAATCCTTCTGCGCTCATAGGTATTGCAGTATATGTTTGCGCGGTTCCTCCACTGTCTCTAAACTGTATAGGAGTAAGATCATCGTCAAGCCCCGCAAAAAATCGCGCAACAGATCCACCCGGCAAGGTTACTTCATATAGTTCTACCAGTGCTGAGCCAGGATCTTGTCTTTGAATATCCTTGTCTATAGTTGTCATGCTTCATAGACTCTTCTAAAGCTTGCTGTACATGAATAAAAATCATCATAAGAGTATGTTTGATTGAAATCCTCGCAAACTACCTTTACTGTTTTTTCTCCTCCTCCAACATTTGAATCGGGATAGGTAAAACTAAAAGCAGTAGTTCCTCCTTTGTTTATGAAAAAAGCAATTATATCATCAATATCTGCTTTTGGACGATTATTAAAAGATACAGAAAAAGTGTGGCTTATATTATTTATACCTTCCTGTACTCTTTGTTCATAGCCATCGCCAAATTGTATTTTTAATACTTTTGGTTTATATGTTTGATTAAAAGTTCTATCAGGAACTCTTGACACATTATTTAAATCTAAAAATCCTACGGCCATTATGCTGCTCCAAACGGACTTAAGATTCCGCCCGGTCGTTTTTGTTTGTGTAGCTCATCCTGTACAGCCATTGAAACTACTCGT